TGTATTTGCTTGACCACCCATTCCAGAGTGAGATGAACAATAATAATATAAAGTCGGAGCTCCAGTTGCTACAACTATTGTAACCTGGGTAGATGAGTTATGAGTAACCCCAGTCGTGTATTCGCTGCCTCCACCATGAGAACCATCTGATGTAGTTGAAAATTTAAAAGGATGGCCAGATGGATAAGTAAATACATAAGTGTTACCCTCTAATAATTCTAAAGTATCTTGTTGAACTCCATCTATAAAATATTTATTTGAACCACCTACAGATACTACTGTAACTGTTCTATTAAGAGTTGAGGCTGTAAATGATTTTTTAAATCCATAAACCTCTGCACTTGATGTGTTAGCCAGATCAAATCCATTTTGTGAACTATTAACTACTAATGCTTTTCCAGCTTGACCAGATAAATCAGATGTAGTTTTACCAGTACCACCTCTTGCAGATCCAAGTGTACCAGATGTAATTGCACTAGCAGCTATATTAGCAACATTGAATGTACCAAAGGCTACACAATCTACTACATCCGAATTTGCTAAAGCAGATGCGAATACTAAACTATTTCCAGATGTTACAGTTACATCTGTTCCATTTACTTGCTTAACACCATTCAAATATACATCAATGAAATTCGGACTATATGAAAGGGCTGTTCCAGCATCATCATTTCCACTTACTGTTGTTGGAGTTCCAGATATTGTAAATGTAAATCTTGCAGATGTACCATTTATAGATGAACCAGCATTTTGCCATCCACTTGATGACGAATAGACTTTAAGTTGGTTTGAAGATGTATCAAAAAAAAGTTCTCCTCCATCCAAAGCTGAACCATCTGGATCTTGCGTTGGATTTGAAGATTGAGCTCCAAGATAGATACCAGCAAAATCAGATATAGCAGATAAGTTTGATGCTACTTGATTTATATTTGCTAAGGCATTGTTTACATTTGTAATATTTGTATTTGCAGCAGATACAGCATTTATATTAGTAGAGTTAGAATTTACTGCATTGATAGCTACTAAATTAGAATTGACTGCATTGATAGCTGTTACAGCTCCAGCTACATTACCTAAAACTGTACCACCAATACCAGCTACAGTAGTTAGATCAGATGCAGATACTCCAGATAAATTTGTAATTTGTGTAGATAGACCAGCTACAGTTGTTATATTAGATGCAATCCCAGCAGCAGTTGTAATATTACTTGCAATCCCAGCAAGAGCTTGAACCTCGGTACTAATTCCAGCAAGTGTAGTTAGTCCAGTAGTTGTTGGTCCTAATATTAAAGAAGTACCATTACTGTCATAAGCTATAACTTTATCTGCATTGTTAGATACAGTTGCATCATAAGGCCATTCTAAAGGACCAGATGTACCAGATCCAGTTACAGTTCTTGGAGTAGTAACTTTTAATTGTATAGATCTATCTGTAAGTTCTTTGAGTTGTTGTTGTCTAATTAATACATTATCAAATTCAGTTTCTAAAGTTGTAGGATTATTTGTTTGACCAGTTTGGAATACAGTAGTTCTTGATAATGGTTGATCACCAATAATTGTAATTATTTCTCCAGCTGTAGTTGCTGATCCAAAGGTTACAGTTCCAGTACCATCAGCATTTAAAGATACAGAGTAGTGAGTAGTTTCTGATTTTAAAACATCATTAATATATACCTGGAGCTCAGATGATGCGTTTACTTGAAAACTAAAATTAAACGCAGTCTGGCCAGTAGATGTATATTGTATCCTTCTATCAACAGCATTTATGTTAAAAGTTGCCATTATCTATTTAACCTTTTTTTAACTCTTTCTTTTTTTATGTTATTAACCTCATTTACTCTAGCATTAAATTTTGTATTTGTCTGCAAGAACAAATCCTTAGCAATTTGTTTAGCCTCTCTGACCTCTGATGATATTTGGGCCATAGCCTCATCAGCATCAGTAATAGCTAGATCAATAAACTCACTACTTAATACTAGCTCATTTAGATTTTGTAACAAATCACTTTCACCATTACCATCATTATCTACATTTATAAATCTAATAAATTGATTATATTCTGTTTGGTTCATAGGAACACCATCCATGTAAGCTCTAGGCATAGCAATACCAAAACCTAATTTAACTAACATTTCATCTACTTTTTTGTATTTAGTATTTTTAACTCTTATAGGTGAGAACATATTAAACTCTGGTCCTTCTATTGGCTCTGCCCAAAGATTTAACTTTCTTTCTAAATCAGTATTAAAGAATGGACTTTTAAACATAGCTTTATTGTATGCTTTGTAAAATCCTCTAATAGCTAAAGGTATATCTCCTTCTACATCAAATGTTTCTCTAAACCATTGGTCTTGGCTACCAGTTATTGCATACTCATAAATATTTTGATCTGACATTCTTGTTAAATAATTACCAAAACTACTTACACCAGGAACTACAGCCATAGCACCCTCTGTAACTTTTTGTGTTAAAAATTCAAAAGCTCTACTGCTCATACCTTTTTCTGGATTAAATGCACCTGGAGAAAATATTTTAGATAATTCTTTCATACCAGATAAGAATGGTTGTTCAGTCATATACATAAAGATTGCACTTGTAGCAGCAGTCGCTAACTCTACAGCTTGTTGATCAAATGAAGGATCTCCATATTGATCTGGTCTTGATAGTATATAAGCAGTATCAGCTGATATAGCTAACAAAGAAGATACTGGATCAAACCTTGCATAAGATGTACATGAGTATGTATTACCCTCTGTCTTTTCACATAATGAATATGGTTGTAAACCTTGTCTATAAAAATTATCTCTTTCTGCTTTTGTATAAGGGGCCATACCAGTAATCATGAAATCACCACCAGATGAGTTAGCTCCATAAGCATACATACCAAATCCCATTAACATAGTAGCACCAGTAGATAACTTAGCTAATGCTAGTTGTTGTTTTGCTTTACCATTTAATCCTTTTAAATCATTTCTTACTGTTGGCATCAAACCAGCTAAAATTGGATTTCTTTTAGAACTTTCTAAAAATATGTTTGTTATAGTTTTATAGAATGGTACGAATAGTTTAACCTCTGGTATGTTTAATGTTGATTGCATTTTTTTAAGTACACCATCTGGTAGATCTTTTTGGAATGTAGCCTCTAACATACTTTCTTTAGCCATAGCTGTTGTAGCATTATCTGGATTGTTTACTGTTTCTAAAAATATTCTTTCTGCACCTTCAACATCATCTGGTTTTAATTGTAGATGCTTGTTGTAGTTTACTTGAGCTATTCTTTCTAACTCCATTCTGTACATAATACCTTTCATAAACTCATCCTCAGCAACAAGAGCTGTACCTGGTAGTCTATTAATAGTACCTAATAATTCTAAAAATCCACCCATCATGCTGTTTTGCATACCCTCTGGTAATAAAGTTTTACCAAAAGCATTTGGTTTTCTAAGATCTAGTTTTGTTGTTTGGGCCTCACCAGTTTTAATAGATCTGTAACTATTTTCTAAACCTAATCTAAAACCAGTTCTCATAGATTTAATCATGGTCATAACCTCAGAGAAAGCTACACCATCTGGACTATTCATACCTGGTACTTTATTTATACCAGCTGCAATAGCATACTCAGCTATTCTTAAAGTATTAAATGTAGTGTTACCTACAATATTAACTGCATGTGTTATAGGTGATGATAGTAAAGAGTTTACCCATATCTCTGCCCAGGCATCTCTTAATTTTTTACCATAACTATCTTTAGCCATCTTACCAGCTTGAAATGGTTTTAATGATACAAATGCTTGAGCAAATTGTTGGAAACCTTCATCAGTAAAATCTGCTCCCATTTCATCTGTTAATAATTTTATAATATCTTCTGCACCTTCTTTTGTTGGTTTATCAATAGATTGTACTACTCTCATTCCAGTAGCTCTTGCAGATAAATCTCCAGCTGCTTTTGCATAGACAGTAGAAAATAATCTATAGAGTTGATAGAATTGTTGTTTGTCTAAATCTGTAAACTGACCATTGGCAGCATCTACAGCTATAGTTCTTAATCTTGTATATAATAGTTTGGCCTCCATGACACCTCGGACCATGGTACCCATATCTACAGTTTCACCTTCTTTTAATTTAAGTAATTTTAGATAGACATCATTTCTATTAAGATTAGCTGCCTCATCCATTAAATCTTTAATAGTAGTTTTTTTAGCACTAGGAATAAACTTTGTAACAAAGTCTGAAAATTTATTACTATCTAATAGTTTGCTGTTTTTAATATCAGCATCCATTTCATCAAATATAAATTTAAGAGATCTTTTTTTACCTTCGTCTAATTCACCAGCTCCAAACTTAATAAGTGTTTGGTTAATACTTTCCATTTGCTCATCACTAAAATCAGCAAAGATAGCTTTACCAGTACCTTCTTCAAATACAAAATCCTCACCTTCTGTTTTAGTTTTAAGTTGTTCTTGTTGTTGATCTCCTAATTGTTTATTAGAAAGATCCTCAGCATTTTTGTCTTTGTAAGTTTTCTTTTTTATTTTAAAATTTTTAGGAAAAACACCAGCAAGTAAAATCTCACTATCATTTTCGTTATCTGGATTATGTACTTTTGCGTTTTCAATATCTACTTCATCAATAGATTTATCTTCATTTAGATCTGGTTCTTTTTGTACAGATATGTCTGGTTTGATTTCATTTAAGAAATCTAGGTCCTTATTAGATAGTGGACTTTCCTTGTTTATCAGATCCTTTGGCAGCGACATTAGTTGGTTCCCCCTTCACTTGCCATCCTTGTTTCTTCAAACCCTTCAACAAGTTTGACATTATCTGATTGTCTGACATTTGATTTGTCAATGTCATAAGATCCACTTTGTTTGAGTTCTTCAATACCTTCGCTTGTTTTGATTTCATTAAATTCTCCTAAGTCAAATATTGCATCTTGTTTTCCAGCATTAGCAATATACAGAGCATCTGCTTTATTGTCAATTATTACAGAGGCATCTAAAACATACTTATTAGTCTCTTTATTTAACCATCCACCAGCATAAACCCTTACATTATCCATGCCCATATCTTGATATGTTTTGAACAAGAATTTGACATTATCTTTTAATTTTACAATATCCTCATAATTTATAGTTTTAGCATCAAATATTAATTCTGTTTGTTTTATAGGAGCTAATACAAATCCACTTTTTGGTGTAGCTTTGCCATCTATAGATATAGTAAATCCATCTGGATTACCTTTTACAAAAGATAATAAACTTTCTACCTCTAGTTTGTTTGCTTTAGGTGTTACTGTATTATCGCTTAAATTAAATGATGTAATCTCCTCTGCTACTTTTTCGTTTTTCATTATCTTTTTCATTCCAGAAAAAAACTTAGTTAATAATGGTCCAAAGGCCTCACCTACTGGCCCCATAACTATATCACCTTGTATAGCTTTCCATTTTTCTTTAAAAACCTCATCAGCATCTACACCATCTTGTACATTTTCTGGTGTTCTTAAATACTCTAAATATCTTTCAGTCATACTGTTTGCATCTTCTGTACTAATATCAAAAACAGATACTAAGAAACCAGCAAAGTTTTGATCACCAGCTACTTGAGCTGTACCTACAGTTGCTCCCTCAGCTGCTAATGCTCTGGTTAAAAATGGCATGATACCTTTTGCTTTTATCAAACCATTAAACAATTTGTAATACCCAACACCAGGAGCTATAAATTGTGCAAGTCCTTCTGTTAAACCACCAGCTAATGTTTCAGTTTCTCCAATGTTGTCATAGATATTTTTTTGGTAAAACTCTCCTATACTTTTAACAATACTATCACCCTCTGGGTATAGCTGTTTCATAAGATCTGGACCAATAATAAATTTTTCAGTTCCAGCTGCAAGTAAAGTAAGTATTCCCTCTGTAAGTTTCATAGTACCTCTTGCTGCACCTTTACCTACATCTTTAGTAAAAGCTCCAATTTTCTTTCCACCTTCCTCTGCCTCTGCAAGTGTAACACCAAAGATTTCATAACCTTCTTTATCTATAGTGTAACCCTCTGGAGTAAGAACTCTTTTTACTTTCTTACTATCATAGTAATTTAAAAACATGTCATCTACTTCACTCACTTTGCATGTCCTCCAATATATCTATTATCATATCTATTTCCCTATTAGTTACACCCTCTGGTCTTTTAAATTCTGTACCTCTTAAGATACGATCCTCTACTTTTATTTCTCCAGGTGGTAAAGTAGATGGAATATATTTAACACCATCAGTCATAAGTTTCAATTCTTCTAGTTCTTTTATAAGTAAACCTATTTTTGATTTGTCATTGAATGATAAGAAATCTGTTTGTACAGTAAGATGTTTTTCATTATAAAACTCTCTAAAATATTTATCCCATTCACTACTAGACATTTTATAAGGACCATCCATAGATGTAAGATCATTAGATTTCTTTTTAAAATCTTCTTCATTTAAGTTTTGTATTTCTTGTTTATCTTCTAATCCTCTTGCATACTCTATAAGATCTCTTGGAGTAGCAGTTGGATTGTCATTGTAATATTTTAATAACTCAGCTGATCTTTTTACATATTGTCTATATTTTTTTGTTTCTACAAAACCTGGTGTAATTGATCCTGGCTCTGGTATTCCTATAGTTTTTCTTAGTTCTGCATCAGCTTTAGCATAACTATCTTTTCTCATTGACACTATTTGTGATCTCAAACTTATAGCTGTATCTTTACCTATATTACCAGCTGCTACTGCATCTAATACTTCTCTTTCTGAAAGAACACCATTATATAAATCAAAGAATAAATTTACTTCTACCTCTGGATCAAAAAACAAACCAGATTTAAGATCTGAATTAAATGTTTTTTTAAACTCATTACCTAAAGATGTATCTAATTTGTATGCTTGAGTAATTATTTCATTTACTTTTTCTGTATCATTATCTGTTTCTGCTTGTAAGTATTCTTCTGTAAGTTTATCTTTTTCTGTTTTAAGATCTAACTCATTACCAGTTTCATCTTTTTCTCTACTAGATATAACATCTGCTTTCCAAGTTCTTACCTCTGCTTTGAATTTCTTTTGTTCTTCACTATCTAAATTGTTGAATATTCTTTGTGCCTCTTTGTTGCCAAAGAAAGTTCCATTTTGTACTTCTTTATTAGCCTTAGATGCAGCACTCATAGTCTCTCTGTTTTCATTAGTATCTACAATCTGAGTATATAAATAATTTTTAAGTTCTAGTTGTACTCTTGCATCCCATTCTTTCTCCCATGTTAATGAGTATTTTTTAAGTTTTGGATTAGCAGCAATCTTATCAAAGTATTCTTTTTTCTTTAAATCTAAAAACTCTTCAACAGTTACATTTTGTGTTGCACCATCTATTTCTATAGTTCGCATAGTACCAGCTTTTATTTCGTCTGCTATGCTATCAAGTTGTGTTTGGCCCCAGTTTTGTAAGTTTGAAGATTTAACAGTATTGTAATCTTTTATCTTGTCATCTAAGTATGATGTGTAAAGTGTATTAGCTTTTGATGCTAACTGAGCTTTTACTGTTATAGCTGCCTCTGCATCTACAGATAACAAACTATCAGAGTAACCTTTTACTATTGCATTTAATCCTTGTTCATACATATCTGCATCCATGTCTGAACCTACAGCTACTATTTTTAATTTAGTAAAATCTCCTTGAGCCTTGATTGACAAATCAGTTGCAAGTAAATTTATTTGTGCAATTTTAAGAGCTCTCCCATAAGATGTAATATTATCTCCACCTACAAGTTTTTCTCTTTCCTCTGGATCTGCATTATAAAATGTATCAGCATTAAGTGGATTAGATGCAGCAAACTCTTTACCTTCTTCTATTGCTATCTTCTCTCCTTGTTGAACAGCAAAATTTGTAAGTCTATCTAGTCTTTGTGCTAAACTGTTAAATGCAGATGATTGGACCTGGAATTGTGAAAAATTAATATTAGGAATATTAACTGGTTTTATCATACCTCCTGGAAATATTTTTCTTGCACTCATCCAGTACCCTTTCCAGTCTTAATACCTATAGTTGCTATATCAGTACCAAGTCCAAAGATTGCACCCATAATACCAGCTTGTTTAGCATACTTACCAGCCATTTTAAGATTTTGAAATTCAATCAATCCTAAGTTTTGTATTATCTCTTCATTTAATTTAGATACTTGGAAATCTTCGGCACCTTCTTTAATTGACATTGTTTGAGCAAGTAAAGCTGAACCTTCATTTGGTAACATACCACCAGCAGCAGCTTTAGCTATAATAGTTGATAGAGCTTTGTTTGTTTCTTTTAAAGCCTCTACACCAGCCTCTTTAGCCTCTATCTCTTTTGATTTGTATTGTAGTCTGCTTACAGCTGCCTGGCTATCATAGTAAGCCTTTTGAGCCATACCAGCTTGATATGTTGCATAAGCCTTACCAAAAGATGATGCTACTGCTAAAATTACAAATGGATTTGCCATACTATTGTCCTACACTCACTTTATATTCTACTCCCAATAATGTAAAAAATAATGGAGCAGATTGGGAGAATGTCATCTGTCCATCTCTATCATATCCAAGCATTGGTTTCTTTCTTTTCTTACCAGTAAAAAAACTACCAGCTGTAAATAATAAATCATTACCATTTAATGTAAGATTTTGCGAGAGATATAAATTAGCAGTTGCCTCTATTATTCTTTTCTTTTGGCCCATAATATTACCACTAGATAATTTTAGTTCTACTGGTAAAGTTTTTATAGTAGGTGTAAAATCTAATCCAACTTCTACATAAGTAGTAGGAACTGCATCTAAAGTTATTTGTCCAGATCCATTAACTACTTTATCAAGTTGCATACTGTCATCTGCAATTACTTTAACAGTTTTACCTATTAAGTGATTTAGTCCAGTTACAGTTGTACTTGATGGTTTACTACTACCAGAATATAATTTTGCACTATCAGTTGTATTGTCATCATTAAAACATTCTACATAATATTTTGTTGCACTATTAATAGTTCTTTTCATAGTAAAATATATTTGGTCCACATCTACTCCTACATTTACAAACAAACCATCTGTTGTACTCAAACTTGGAGCTATAACATTTTGTCCTCTAAGTATTGAGTATGTAGCCAGGGATCCATCTGTTTCATTTACAATAAGTAATAGATCCCCATCAGTAGTTGATGTTGCTTTTCGGAGGGCCATATCTGATGGGGATTTAAGCAAGTGAGATGACAACAAAGAAATATTGTTTGATATGTAAGATAACTCTACATCACTAAATAAAAACTCTCTTAAAGATTTACCAGCTCTTTGTATAAATAATGTACCACTCTCAGCTCCTACTGGTTTGATACCTTCTTTAGATCCTCTTCTTGTTGCACCATTAACTACAACATTAGTAGGAGTAATAGGATCAAGTGTTGATTGTGGTAAAAAGAACTCTCCACCTTTTGTAAAGATCTGTAAGTCTCTACCAGAAAACATACCAGTTATTGCATTGGTACTATCTGTAGATATTGTTAATTCAATACTATCATCATCTAAAGCCTCACCAGGATTAAAATCAAAAAACCTAGCTACTCTTGATGCAAAGATTGTATTTGGTCTTGACTTAACACCACCAAAGTAAAGCCTTCCTTCATGGAAGGTACAAGTTCTTGGATAGCCTTTTGAACTAGACCAACTATCCTCATAGCCTCCATCTATAAAAGTTCCTCCAGATGCTATAGCTGATGTATTAAAAAATGGTATTTCAACAATAGCCTCTACAGATGTAGCAGAAACAAATCTTGTAACTCTTGCTCTACCCATTCCATCATTAGCCTCTATGTATTGATTAACATTACCAGATGCAAAAACATTTCCTCCAGCTGTTATTGTAATATTACCATCTACAGCTGATGGTGTAATAGTTTGATTAATAGTAGTTTCAGATTGAGTAAAATTAAACTTAGGTATAAATTCAAATGTAACATCTGATATAGTCCATGTTGAATGAGAACCACCTCTTACTATTTTTTTAGGAGCCATATCTTCTTGAACTACAATTAATGTATCTGCTGATTGTGTATGGTCCATAGTAGCAAGAACTGTAGAGGTAATAGTTGTAGTTAAATAATCATTACCACTAGAGTTTATATTAGTTACTAATTCTTTATCTTTAAAAATGTACATTCTATTATGTACAAATAAAAGCATATAACTTTGTGTAGTTGAAAATTCAAATGGTACAAGTTTCATTCCATTTTGTGGATTGGCAGCACTTGGTACCTCAAATATAAATTGTAATCCTGGCCTTCTTTCTATTCCACCTTGAGGTTGGATTAATACATTACGAGCTTGTTCTAATGCGTTGTAATATTGGTTGATGTCTATACGAGCTTTTAATAAAGGATCTACCTCACCAGTAGTAAAGTTTGTTTGTATAGTTACTGCTCTGCTCATCTAACATCTGTCAATGGGAAATCTACTATTGCATAATTTGGTTTACCTCTACCATCTATATTACATGCCTGGCGAAAATACCCACCCCTTCCATTTTCTGTTAAAGAACCCAAAGCTACACCTCTCCAGTATTCAGCCTTTGTAATTTGGTCTGTTACTGGTTCAGCTAAATGCCAGGCTAACATGTAAACTAAAAGTTGTACAAAATATTTAGGCATTAAGCCTTCGGATACAACACTTGATACATAGTCAATATATATCTTATCTTCATTAGTAGCTATTGCTGGTCCAGAACTTGTATAAAGTAATTCATAGTTTTGGATTGGCAATACTCTTGTTGAGCTTGAGTTATAAACTTGTAGAGCTGTACCACTTACAGCAGTTGAGGGTAAAGGGTATAAATAAGTCCATTCATTTACTGGTGTTGTTGTTGATCTTGCAAGTTGTTCTTTTACAAGAGCAAATGACCAGGGATATAATGATAAAGTTTTTCCTTTGATTGTTTCGTAAATATTATTGGCTACTGTAGCAGCATCATTAGTTGTATCAGAAAATGACGAAATTGTGTCCGATCCTAACAACACCAATGCTTGGTTTACTATAGTTACATTTGTATCTCCACTTGCCATAATAATATTCCTTAATTAATGAAGAGGCCCCTAAGGGCCTCCCCATGTCTATTTATTAGTCACTATCAGTAGCAGAAATAGCTGTGCCATCTCCAACATCAACAACACCACTTGCGTTGCTGACTACTGGGTGTAACGAGTAAGTTCTCGTACCACCAGTTGATGCGTGGACATAAATTATATCCCCAACTTTTAGCAATCCAGATACATCATTAAAGTATCCTTCTGCATCAATAGCTGTTTTAGCATCAGTTGATGTATAGCTCCACATTTGAGGAGCATTACCAGCTTTAGATTGACCACCGATTGGTTGTAATCCAGTTTTATCAAACGCCATAATTATTCTCCTTTATTAGCTTTCATCAGTTGTTATTTTTACAATGCCATCAGCATCAATAGCAACAGCTCCAGCAGAGAACATACTATTTACCAAGAAAGATGTTTTTTCTGGTACATAGTTGATTTCTGTTTTTTGTGCCATATTAACAGCCATACCGACTGCACCTCTATGAAACGCAAAACAAGTTCTGTCGTTTGTCGCTAATGGTAATCCACCTTCATCTCTATCACCTAGAACATAAAATCTGAAACCTAGGAAAGTATTGATCTCTCCAGATACCAGAGCTTTAATACTAGCGAAATCGCCAGAGATTGCTCTCTCATCAGCTAGTAATCCAGATAATGAGTTTGCGTGGATTATGATGTGTCTATCATCAAATGGAACATTTTTAGCATCCATAGCTTTTTTAGCAGCTATTAGCTTTCCAACATTCAAATTTGATGCAGCAGCAGATCCAGAAGTTACTACAGTTTTAGCAACTGTACCAGTTCCAGACGCAGCATTAACAGCATCTATTATAAGTTGGTCCATTCTTCTACCTATCGCTTTAGATACGACTTGTACCAACTCTGATCTTTCATCAAAGTTCACCTTAGCTTGGTGGAAAATGTCTGAATATTCAGCAGCATTGAAATCACTCATTGTAGCTGTAACTTGTGAATAAGTTACATTCAATGGAGTAACATCAGTCTGAGGAACTCTTGCAGTAGCAGATCCCTTTCCAAGTTTAGGAAACTTGTATGTTTGCCCTTGTACACCTTGTCTTAGCCTTACACATCCCAAGATTGAACTTTCACCTTGGTATGCTTGTTTTACCTCAGCATCAAACAGAGTAACAAAAGCATTAGTTATTGATTGTGCCATGTTTTCTCCTTTATTAGTTTAACACATTTATTTATTTACACTCAGTTGTCTGGTAAAAGCCAGGCTGACAATAATGTTCTTTCACATTTGTCAAAAGGCCAAAAGAAATTTGGTTGTCTCCGATTACAAAATAATCGTTTTCTAATAAATAATCAAGTCTTATATTTCGCCAGTATTCACTTTTCCTGGAAAGGCTCTAGCAAACTGTTGCTCTACCTTTCTACGAAAGTTTGGATCTGATTTATACTTAGGATCTGCAACTAAATCATATAGTTCATCATTAGAAGGTTGACCATCTACATCAATAGGAGCTGTAGGTATAGTCTGTTCTCCATAGTATTTTCTTATTTTATTTAAAGCATTGATACCACTTGATGTTGCTGCAAATACTTTGAACTCATCAAAGTCCTCATCAGACCATACACCTTTAGCAACAAGGCCTTGGCCCCATTTTTTGATACCATCTATAATTTGTGGAGCATTAGGTCCTAATTTAGCTGTCTCTTCATCAATATTAATACTATCTGCCTCTTCTTGTTGTACAGATAATTCTTTAAATTTATTAACAAGATTATCAAAAGCATTTTGTGTAGGTTTATTTTCTTTAGCCCAATCTAAAAAATATTCTTTTAATTCATCATCATCTTCTACATCTTCTAATGCTGATACATCATATTCTTTTGGAGCTTTATGTTTACCCATAGAAAATTGTTTTTGTAACTCACTATAAGAATTACTTAACTCTTCTACTTTTACACCATCCTTAGGATCCCAGAATTTATCTTCAATATAATCTGGTCTTTCAAGTTTTACTTCTTTTTCATTCTCGTAAGTTTTATCCTCTGCCTTCTCATCTTCTTTATGAGGTACTACAGTTTCATTAGGATCTGTTTCTTTTGTTTCCTCAGATAAAGGAGTATCTCCTAATAATCCTTCTGCATTTGGTTTCTCTAATACTTGTTCTTGATTTTCATTAGCCATTTTTTGCCCTTTCTATTCTCATTAATATTTCTCGGACCACACTATTTTGTCCTTCTCTTGCATATCCAGATGTGTGATCTCCCCCTGGTACCCAAGTAGGTTGGCTTAGAGTTCTGGATACTAAATGTTTTAAACATTTTTTACCCTCCTCAGTTTCAAATGTTCTAGCATAAGACTTATCAATTTCAAGCTGCTCGTTTTTTGTTTCTTGCTTTGCTTGATTATCTAAGACCTCAATACCATCCCATCCTACTTTTGCCATTATGAACTAACCTCTTCCTCTACAGCACTTGCTGGTTCTTGTTGAGGAGGAGTTTGTTCGCTTTGGGGAGCTTGTCCTTGCATAGATGATGCTGCTTGAGCCTCAAACATCTGCATACTTTGTTGGATGATTTGTTCTTTTTCTTCTGGTGTAGTTCTTAAATTGGATGGTACACCTAGCTTATCACCAATGTAAGTTGCTATAGCATCTGGTTTTAGTTCTGCTACACCACCTGGTCCTAGTGAATTTGCTATTTGGAAAAATTGCATAATTTCATTTATCTCTTCTAAGTTTTGAGCTTTGGCCAATGGACTAACTGGTACTACTTTTACCTCTAGCCCATTGACTTTCAAAGGGAGCTGGATGAGGCCTTTCTCATCCATAATGAACAAAACTCTTGTGATGATTGGTACCATAGTTTCAGTTATTAATCTACCAAAAGCAGCACCTAAATTTTGAGCTAGTTCTTTCATTCTTTCTACAATTTCAGTTGCAGATCTAGCTGACATGTTATCTGGTGGTAAAGTATCATCAAGTAAAGTCTTTTTAATATTTACTCTTAAATCATTTATAACAATTTGTGATACATTGAAATCTCCAGATCTTGGTAAAGGAGCTAGTGATGCACCTTGAGGTCCACCATTTCTTGCTACTGGTATAATTGATCCTGGAGTAATTCTAATATTAGATGGATTGATAACACCATCATCTGCTGCTGTATAAACTCCAGCACATGCAATACTAGCATTTTTAAGTAACAGCTCTAAAGTTTTATTTAAAGTTTTAACATCTGGTAATGCTGAAACTAGGGGGCCTCTACCAAATACCTCACCTGGGATTTTCATATACCTAGCTACAATCCATGGTGTAGTATCCATTCTTCTAAATACTAACTCATCTTTTGTTTTCTCATGTATGATATGATAACAATAATCTTTTCTTTCTGTATCTATAATTACAGCCTCAATCAACTCTACCATTTCTTGAGGTTTAGTTTCTATTAATCTTGTTAGTTGTTCGTTTAATTTTATATCTGGGTATTGTCTTGGTAAAGCCTCAGCTCTAACTTTATATTTACGATAAACATTATCTACAGTTCCATGTGGTCCTTCTTCTAATGCAATAAGATATTGAGGAACTGGAGTAAATTGTATTGGATTAATATCATCTCCTGGCTGAATGAGCATAACAGCAGTACCTACACAAAGATCTAATAAGAACTCTCCCATAGCTAGATCAAAGTTTGATTGTCTTAACAAAGTAAACATTTTATCTAAATATAAATCTAATGCTTGTTGGACTTCTGCTTTTCTATCTGCTGGTATGTCATTCCCAGGTTCCAATCTGCACCATTTTTTATAGGGAGGAAATAAGCCAGATTGTATTCTATTTGCAAATCTTTGAGTTGAGTGAATTGCTGTACTATCAAATACCATGTTCATTTTATTTTGACCAGGTACACTACCCTCGTAATATCCATCATAAAGATTTCTTTGTGGAAGAGCATAACGATAACAATCCTCGTAAATAGTTCTCCATTGTTCTTTACGAGCAAATGCTTTGTTTGATCTATCTAGTACATCTCTTGGTGATAATTTCATTATGTGGTTGCCTTATTGTTTGCAGCAAATTTACCAGCTGCCTCTTTAGATCCAAATCCCCATTTTTTTAATGCAAGTTTTAATCTTGTTGGTTTTCCATCTTTCATAAGTGGTCCTTTAACTTTTGAGAACCTCGCAGCAAAAGAAATTCTGCGTGGGTTTTTTCCAGAACTTACTGGAGCTTTGACACCAAACTTTTTTCTACCAGCATCATTAAGTCCACCAGATGGATTTTGAAATCTTTTTGCTACCATCTAAAGTATTATTCCTCCTAATACAAAAGATATAATTATAACACCAATAAACCATTTATGTTCTTTAGCTCTCCTTTTCCATTCTCTAGGAGTATGTCCTAATATAATCATAATTAAACCTTCTTTTTATTTTTTTTAGCAGCAGTAATTATATCACCTCTAGTGATTTTTGTTTTATCACCATATTGTGCAGCAAGTTTTTTATTTGCTGGTTTCTTTTTCATTTTCATTTTGTAAGCCATTATACTAGCCCCTTTCTATTTTTTCTTTTTGGAAATCCAGCTTTCATATTAGCATAAGCCTTATCAGTTATTGTGCTTTTAGCTTTACTTTTTGAAGTACCAGATGCCTTTTTTTTGTTAATGTTATAATACAAACCTTTTTTAGCAACTTTACCAGATTTAGTTTTGTGATACTCTTTTTTCATTTTCCTCCTCTCTTTCTTTTTTTTCTTTTTCCAAATCTCTAAACTTTGGATTTCTTATATATGTTTGTTCGTGATGGTCCATTAGGCACTTCCTAATTTAGATCCATCTCTTGGATTTCTTATTGGTGAATAATCTGAACCAGTATCTAAACCAGTATTCTGAGATGTTGCCATTAACTGAGTTCTTCTTCTAGTTCTTTTCTTTAATCTTCTAGTAACTTTTTTACCCTCAGCCTCAGTTTTTTTAACTACCTCAGCTCTTCTTTCAACTATCGGACTAGCTGGTGGTGGTGGTTTTGGTTTTGAAATAACCCTTCTAATTATTCTTGGAGCTCCTCCCATTATGTTATCATCCTTTCATCTTTCATTGGATCTCTTACACTATTTACATCTGTAAGTGTAGTACCTACACCAAGAGCTGGTAAAGCTCTATCTTGAGAATAAAGTAATCTACCACCTTTTCGTCTAGTACGAGATCTTGCTGCTAATTTTCTTATTTCTTTTTTTTCACTTGCATCAGCTCTTTTATCTCTCTCATCTAATAATTTATTAGTTGTATCCATAGCTGGTGGTGGAGTGAACTTCGGAGTTTTAAATAAACTACCCATTATCTTTTACCTTTACAACATGGTGTATAGAAACAAATATTCATACAGAATACTAAACAAACCCATTTTCTAAATATTTTTTTTAACATATTAAAATAACCTACTATACATTATCATGTCTTTCTTATTGAAGGAATATTTTTTTAATACACCCTCTCTTTTAAAATATATATGTTCTATCCATTTGACACTACGAACATTGTTAGCACTTACAGTTACATGTAATCTATGTAGATTTAGCTCATCAGCTGCTAACTTCATAAACTTTAATGATCCTTTATGAAATTTAAGTTTCCATTTTTGTATTAGTTTTTGATCTGGTATTAACCATAACTCAGCAACTCCAGGCCATTGTGGTACAATACCAAAACAAACTATAGGCCTACCTTTATCTAGTACAGTAAATCCATATCCTTGTTTTGTTGCTTGATCTAAGTAATCTCTATACCCAGGTATATGATTGAGATGGTCCTTATCTTCCTGGTATAGATCCATAATTTCTAATAAATATGATTTGAATGGCAAGACAATCATGTCTTTACCATCAGCACCAAATATATTTTCAAGTGTTTGTAATCTCATAAGTGGCTCTATACTTTTTTGGTATAACAAACTGCTCCATCCTTTTTTCTGATATTAAAATAGTAAACTCTTTTTTTAAATCCATTTGTCCTTTTTTCCAAACTCTTACTAACCATTTTCGTTTTATATTTTTTTCTATGCCCATTGTTCTGCCATAGCCTCTGCAATCCCATTCCAAAATCTACTTCTTTCTTTCCCAGATCTTGGTAACCATCTGCCTTTATTTTTATTAGTATGTTTGTATCTACTGGTTCCACTTTGTATAAATGTTCTTACATTTTTTTTATCTATAATCTTTTAACCACAATCTTGTTTTTTTACTAAATGGATGTCCATACTCGTATGGTTGTATCTCTTGAGAAAACTCTGGCATATTAAATACTCTTAAAGATATTGGATTTTCTATAGCAACTTTATCGCAAGGATGATTGTAGAATTTCATAAAAAACTTTTTACCTTCTAATCCTTTTTGGTATCTATCTTGGTCCATCTGACCTTTCTTTGGATATAATCTACATGCACCAGCATTTGATAAATAAGTACATGGTGGATGAGCTATAATCATATCCCAATCATCTAACAACATATCTGTAACATCTCCTTGTACATGTTGTCCTGGAGTTTCACCTGGTAGTATATCACAACTCCATGCGTTATGTCCTCGCTTTGCAAAAGCATCCCTTACAGTACCAGAATATTCACATGCTATTAGTATCTTCATCTTCATCCTTTATTTTATTAATTATGTAATATCCTATTATGGCAGCCACAATTATTGCAGCTATGCCTACAAACAACATTCCAATTCCATAACCTATACTCATGCGAATATATCAAACTCTGTACTAGCAACAGATTGCTTAAATTTATTATTATTACCTCTTGTTAATCTTCTATGCTCACCACCACCTAACAACAAATACATAAACGCATCACCTACATGCGAGTGTTCATTCTTGTTTGGAGCATCTCTATATCTCTCACCACCAGAGATCTGTACTCTTTTAAAATGATAACCACCACTTAATGACTTTCTTAATCTTTGACATCTCTTATCTACAAGTAATCCTGGTTTACCTTCTATCAATCTATTCATAGGCATAGCACCAGCCTCTCGTCTTACTCTAAAATCATTTGATGCAGTTGGTCTAGCAGTCAATCCTATAGATCTTAAATGATCAAAAGCTGTAACTTCATAGATCTCATCTCTTTTCATACCAGCTGGATCTCCATGGACCAAAACCTCGAACTTAGGAAACTTTGTAGATAGTTCTGATTTTAACATTTCACCAAATCTTTCTAATCCCATATCAAAGGTTACTAATTCATGTAGAATATTCCAGGTTCCTTTTTTTGTTTTCTGTCCAAATATTGCAGCTGGTGTCAAACCAAAGTCCACACCTACCTGGATAGGTAATCCTATATCTGGCTCTAAAAAATCTATAGCCATTAATGTATCATCATACTCTGACATAACTGGTTTACCTTCTTGTACATAAGTATATAAGCCTTGAGCATAACATCTAATCCAGTCTAAGTTTTTACCGAGTAGAGTTTGTTCATAGTAACCAGTCGGTAAATTTTTTTTATTTTCTGCTTTTGGATTTGTCATCCACCATTTCTTTGCTGACATAACAAAACCATTTGCCTCTGGATTATCTGGTAAATCTTCTTTGCTATATTCTACAACTGCACCTGGCTGCTTATAAAACTTCCAAGCAAACTTACCTTTCATCTTTTCTTTCTCAGCTAATCTATACCACCAATGATCATCATCCATTGGGTTAGTATCCATGATGATACCTCTCCAGGGTTTGGCTCCACCATCTGATAATGTAGGATACCTTCCAACTCTATGTGTTAATCCATCTATAACAGCCTTAGGTAATTCTCTAGCCTCATTCACCCAGGCACCAGTCAATTCCATAGATAAAAGTTTTCTAACATCTTTTGGTTGATCAAGAGCTAAGAATATAACTTCACAATCTATACCTGGAGCATTGTCTCTTGATGGTAATTTTATGTGATGTGTTAATGGAGGGCTCCATCTAAATGGCCCCCAAATGTTTTCTGGAAATAACTCTTGCCAAGTTTTAATAGTAGTTGTCCTAAGCTCTGGATAAGAATTACGAACTACAACAAACCTAGAATACTTGATCCCATCCTTAGGACTGGCCACTTGTTGGACAGCTTTTAACATAACCTCAGCTGCACATGCGTATGATTTGCCACTACCAACTGGCCCCATCAATCCTCTTACAAATGATTTGTCTTGTAGAAACTTCCAAACTGTTTGTGATGTAGAAAAGTCTAACTTTAAATTTGTTATTGCATCACTCATTTACATATACACCCAAATAGATCACCACTACCATCATTCATTACATGTCTATTTATGGGAGCATCATGATAGGTTGTCAATTTCAATCTTATTATATCACAAAGCTCAAAGCAATCTACTGCTGTTAATAGTGTAATATTGTGTAACATTTCTTTTGTAACTGGAACTAAACTATATAAACCATCATATAAAATAATTAAACTCATTTATACCTCCTAAAAAACAATCTCCATAACCAGGATCTAAATATTGATACACACATAAAAATTAATGCTATATTAAAACTTTCCCAAACTGTAGGATACATTCCAAAAAATGGAAACACATACAGTTGTAATAATGTTGCCACAATTAAACCAGATCCTACATCAATAATACTTTCTATAAGACTTCTCACATTCCACCTCTATTTCGTTTTTTCCAAGATCTCTTTTTATGCTTATTCATACTGGAGAACTTCGGTTTTTTTCTTTTTGATATTGATGTTTTCTTTGGGATCCTTTCGTGGGGCTGTTTGCTTAGATCAAACTTTACTCTTGCCATCATCCTCCTCTATATCAATTATAGGCTTAGTGTCTGGTCCTTGCATTACAATACCTACAACAGAAGGTCTATCACTATCCTCATGTTGTTCTAATAATCCAGCAGCCTTAGCCAACACTCTAAGTACAGCTACCTTGTCATGCAGCTCTACCTCTAACTGAGGGCCTAGTTTTGTCGGAGTAACTTTAATTTTTTTTATAGCTTTGACTGCTGCATCCGATATGTTTTTAGTATCTTTAATTGTAACATTACCTTTATCATCCCACTCCATAATATCGGCAATATTAGCTTGAGCTATATCAACAAGTTCTTTAGCAACACTTTCCTTATTGTGTTCTATGATCTCTGACTTTTGTACTCTCCTCTGGACCACTCGGACACCACCGAAACGATCCAAAGGAGGTTTTACTATTCTTTTTTTACTTGCATTACTCATTTTTAAAGATCACCACCATTAAACCTTTTATATATCCAACTCTATTTGTATCCTCAGTACCATCATCATGACCAAATCTAAATCCATCCTTTGGCTTTTGTAGAAACCTTATCTCAACATTATCTTTCTTATACATGTAATCATGAAAATACTTTGAATGAGTAGAGGCTGGTAACAAAAACACTCCAGTAAAATTTTTAGTTTCTGCTGCCTTCTTAACAAACCTGGGTATATCATTATCAAACATAGGATGTATATATGCAATCTCACCAGTCCAATCTTTTGTTAAGCTATTATCTTCCTTAGTATAATATTTTGGTAAAAGATGGTTCTGATGAGATGCACAACAATCAACAGTAAAATCAAATTCATTAGATAAATCTTCCCAGATCTGTTTGGGAGTTCTTACCCATTTCATCAACTTATCATTTCTAAAATAAAGATGTGAAGGATTTTTATTATTCCTAGAATGGGATGTCACTAGATTGTCCTTCACTTGCTGATTTTTGGTGAAGAGGTATCTGAGGATCATCTTTATTCTCAAATACTCTAAAGAAAGCTACAAGATCTCCCTTGTTATAATCTTTAGTAGGATCTTTCTTATAGATCTTAATATCCTTAGCACCTGGTACTGATGATCTTTCTTTTGTTTCCTTATCCCAGTTAGATGCGTTCCATTCTTCAATGATGTACTCACCCTCTGGTAAGCTGTATCCTTTCATAACCTTATAGTTACGATTGCTATGTGTTGGTCCACTCATATATTTCCTTTTCCTTTTATGTTTCCTTTTTTAAGTGGAGCTGCTTTGACTAGCCTAGGATGAGAAAGCCTACCCCACTTATATAACTAAAAATAACTAACCCACTATAGTTTTAACCTAGAGAAAGTTATGTGAACATAATAAACGATTTGTAAAATAATTGCAAAAAAATTGTGAGTATCCCCCCCATATATATTATGACGTAGGGGGGGAAGGTGTTGCCTTTTTGTACCAGCTTTGTACGCAAATGTTCTATTCTGTACGATAATCGTTGCTAGGCCTAGCTTTTATATAATGTAAAGGTTCGTTTACTTTTTATAAATGTATTGTTACCTGGGCATCTTCATTTTCCTGGATAGTTTCTTTACCATATCCTGTACCAGTTCCTTATTGGTACTCGGTGGTGGTTTCCTTTTAAATACATCCTTATAAAACACTATTCTTTTAGGACATTCCTTTCTATTATTCCTTCTCCACAATAGTATCTCCTTAATTCTAGCAACAGCTCTGGCCTCGGTAAGTCCTTCCTTTACCCATTCTGATACCATCTTCTCATCTTCTGTAGTGTACTGGACCAATGTTCCGAAAATCTCTTCGGTTATTCTTACAAACCTATTTAATATGTTTCTGACTATAGGGTATATATGATTGTTCTTTGGGTTGTTATGCATGTACTCTGACTGCATATCTGGATATGTACTGGAGACCATATTAGAACTATTCTTAACTACAGTCTTATGTACTCTAGGTGCATATTTCTTTTTATCCCCACCTTTAGGCCCTACATGTATTTCTGGTTTATCTTCATAGGATCTGTCTTTATCTGGTACCATAGCAAGAGCATCCTCTTCCTTAATCTTAGGATCAAACACCATAAAGTATTTGTTACCTTTGAGGCCAGGATGTTTTTTAGCATAACGAATATAATCCCACTCAATAAGTTTCTTAATATGTCTTGAAACAGTTGATTGGGTTATATGTAAATTCCTGGCTATAGTTATTTGGTTCGGCCAACAAACACCTTGCCTTGATGTATAGTTACCAAGTGCTGCAAGTATCATAAAGGTTCGTGGATAGGTCTTGAACCTTTTATCTATTACAGCTCGTTGAGGCAGTACACAAAAGTGGCCAGGTGTTCTACCCTTACCATAATCAGCTTTCTTTTTATCACTCATTATCTGGTTGGGCCTCTGACTTTAGCTTTGCCTCAAGTTTGCCAAAGTCGGACCACAATTCAATTCCACTTTCTTTTTTAATATTCCAGCAATTAGCTTTCTCTCTCTTTAATCTAACATGATGAATGATTGTTGTATGATCTCTGTTACCACACATTCTACCAATAGCTGGTTGAGATGCATAAGTAAGTTCATTACATAAATTAATATATACAGATCTAACTCTAACTAATTCAGCTTGTCTTTTTTCAGACATAATATCTGTTGGAGTAGTATTGAAGTGATTGCATACTGCTTTCAATATATCCTCCATCCAAACTCTCTTAGCTCTCTCACTAGGCTTAGGTCTATATTTATCTTTTCTTTTTAATACTCGCAGCTCATCCAAGATCTTATCCATTTTACTCTCAAGATATTCTATTCTTTTTTTTGTATCATTCTCAAAGAGATATTTTTTACCTTGAATAGTTCCTACATACTTTTGTATTTTCTCTACTTTTTCATTTACATACATATAACCAGGTGGTGGCTTGATCACATTATTTGGGATCTTTGTCATTCTTATCCTCTTTCTTTTTAGGTTTAAATGGATAGATGTGTACTCCAGGATTTAATAGTTCCTCCAGATCTGCCTCGGTTAAATCCATTGGATCTTTATCCTGGGCCTTTTTCTTTGGTGTCTTTTTCTTAATCATGTCGGTTAGTTCTTTGAGTAATCTCTCAAGATACCAATGAGCCTTACCAGCATCATCTCTAGCTCCTTCAAGAGTTTCAACTTTCTTACCCATTCGCATGATGTACTTGCAGATATTAAACTTGATAGCTCCAATCTTCTCTGCGTCTGTAAACTGAGATGTTATTGCATCAAAAGTTTGTATTGGATTGTCTTGGTAGTGTGATGGATTTATTTTATCCTTGCTCATTTGATCCTCCCATTCTAGCTGCGTTAAGCATTTTATCTATTCGGTCCTGGATAACTTTAGGTCTTATAGATATTCCCATCTCTAAGATTTCAGAGACTAATGTAGCCATAGGTATTCTCTCAACCTTAGCTTGGTCCTGGATCTTATCTTTTAATTTTTCTGGGATTTTTAAATAGAATGGTACAATCTTCATATTTTTAGCCATTTTTACCTCCTTAAAAAATATTTAAAATATATCTTGCAAATATATATTAGATCACTATATTAACAATATGAACAAAATAAGACCACTAATAATAACTAACAAAGGAGCAAAGTAATGAGTGCATATCAAGTAGATACAGAGTGTTTAGGTAGAGTATTAAAAGCTATCAGTAAGTCTGGTGCTTATGGTCCTAGATACAAACAAATAAGTAAACTTAAAAATCAATATGAAAAAAATGCTGGTAAGGTTTTTGATCAGTTATTGGATCTTAATAGATTTAGTTTAGCTGAAAGATACCCAGATGACAGCCAGGAATTACATCATGATGTAGATAGAAACAAAGCTGTTTGGTACAGCAGACAATTAGGTCATGCAGATGTACAATTATATAAGAGCTTAGGTTGTTTTTTATATCAAGCATGTGAAGGTGATGCTAACAAAAAAAACTTATACAAAACTTTGGATGCTATCAAAGATGTATTTGCTCATGACTTAGCAAGTAAGCATCCTCTTTATGAAGATGCAAAGTGGGGTTAATTATGAATAAACCATTTTTATCTTGGCTTACAAAAAATAAACTAAAAGCAACAGACAAGTGGGTTCCAGATCTGCGTTGTGTTACTGATACAAGTACATTCAGATACTTATCAAATACTGGTTACTCATCTGATCAAGTTGTAGAGAGAGCAGTTGAGGATGGTTGGTTCTTTGTTAATGAGAACCAGCCTCCAGAGCTAACATTCCAAGATATATTAAACAAAGTAGAAGGAGAAATATATGCCTAAGATCGTAGCATTAGTAAGAGTTAGTACAGACAAGCAAGATGTAAACAATCAAAAGTTTGCAATAGAAAAAAAATATCCTGGATATGATATTGAATGGTTTGAAGAGCCAGGCATATCTGGAGCAAAGCTATTAAGAAATAGACCAGTATTCCAGGATGCAGTTAAGACAGCTAAGAAATTAGATGTACCACTTGTTGCATATTCTATGAGTAGATTAGGTAGGACCTATGAGGTAGGACAATTCCTGGAAGATAATAAAGGTAAAATAAAATTAGATATTTTAGATACACCTATCTTAGATGATGCAATAGCTGGGTTCCATGTAGCTATCAATAGAATGGAAAGAATAAACATATCTAATAGGACCAAGGCAGCTCTAGCTAGATTAAAAGCTGAGGGTGTTGATCTTGGTAACTTAACTAACTTAGCTGAGGTAAGAATAAGAGGCCATGAAACAATCAAAGCTAATGCAGATAAGTACGCAAAAGATATTAAAGATATTATTGAAGGCATCAAACTTTCTGGGATCAAAACATTCCAAGGTATTGCAGATGCTTTAAATAATAGAGGTGTTAAGACTTATAAGGACAGATCTTGGTACCCTACAACAGTTAAAAATGTCCTTGAAAGGGGTTGCTAATGAACAGAATATGGACTAAATATATAAACAAGATGAACATAAAAGAAACATTATTGTTTATAGCAGAGGGTGTAGCTTTCTTGTTATGCTTGGCTGCTATCTATTTTATTGTCATGTTTGGATGCGTGATGGTTGATAGTTGTTACTATTACTATGTTCCAGGAGGGGGATCTTGATGGGAGATAGTGGTAGAAAAACATCTTATAAAAGAAAAGAACTAGGAGGGAGTGTTGTTGGCTCCCTCTTAGTAAAAAGTTTCAAGACACCAAACCAAATCTTGAAAGATGCTCTTAATGAGTATGAAGGCAAGGAGGCTACAAATGACATAGCTAACGAACCAAAGGTTGTTGCTGGTAGAGAATTAGAACCAGTAATTTTAAAGATCTTCATGGACCAAGTGAAACCTTTTTGTACAAATAAACAAAAGGTAAAAATGACTGTACCTAATGCAGCTCACTTGTATCAGTTGAAGAATGGAAAACTCGGTAGCTCTTTAGATGGTATGCTACACATATCTCCAGGTAATCTTGAGCTCTCAGACTACACAAAAAAAGTCTTTAGCTTATCAAAACAAGTTGTCTTAGAGTGTAAGAATTATTCTGGAGCTGCCGAGGATGAACCTTATCCAGCTTACAAATATCAAATACAACAAGCTCTACTTACTACTGGATGTGAGCATGGTATCTTAGTTAGATTTGTTAGAGGTTGGCAGCTACAATGGTTTGTATATCCAAGAGATCATAAAATGATTGATGAGATTATAAATGCTGGTGAGGATTTCTGGAATAGGTTTGATGGTGTTAGACAAGGACATGATTACTGGTATCCACCTCAAGATACAAAAGAGGCAAGTGAAATCTATAAAGGTAATGGATCTAAAGAGGTCCAGGATATGAGTACCCATAACAAGTTAGGTATATTGATTGAGCAATATGTATCTGCATCTGCTGATGAGAAGGATGCAAAGAAAAGAAAAGATGCTGCATCAATGTATATGAAAGAAATTGTTGGAGCTAATGAGATAGTTCAATTTAATAACTACATTATAAGACACTCAACAAATCAGAAAAAGAAAACTAAATCTGTAACCATACCTGGTGAGTTCACTAGCTATAGAAGGTTTACAGTAGAAGGAGGAAAATAATGAGTAATAGAGAGTTTAAATGTGATGAATGTAAAGAACACGATAGTGAAAATATTTTAAACTACAACAATGTTTTATATTACTTATGTGAGGATTGTTATGACGAACATTTAAAGGAGGAAAGTAATGACTAAGGAAAAGGTAACATCTAATATTTACAAAAAAATATTTGAGGTTCAACATGAATGTGAGAGTGTAATTAAAGATGAGAAAAAAGGATTACAATACAAACCACTATCATACAATTCAGTTAATGAGGTAGTAAGACCAGCTCTTAAAAAAGCAAAGCTAACTTTAATACCTTATGTAAAATCACATGAGCAAGATGGTAATCAAACTAGATGTGTAATGGCTGCAAGAGTTGTTGATATAGAAACTGGAGATCATATAGATGTAGGAGATTACTTTGGCTATGGTAATGATACCCAGGACAAAGGACCAGGTAAGGCCATGTCTTATGCTTACAAGTATCTTTTATTAAAACTATTTCTATTAGATATATCTGATGAAGAGGATAGTGAGAAAGGTACTAACCAACAAATTGTAACTAAGAATAAAAATAAACAATGGATGGATAAGTTTGAGAATGACACATTAAAAAGTGTAGATATTCTTTTTGAAGATCCACATTTAACAAATGCTGAGAAGGTTCACGAAATAATACAGCTCAAGGATAAGGTAAGATCAGACTTTGAAAAGTTGTATGGTATGGATAAAGGTAAAGCGAACATGATGGCAGATAAAATAAAAAATAAGATAGAGGAGCTAAAACCAAATGATGCTGACACCAAATCAACTTAAGGTATTTGACTTTATAAATAGTTATATAAAGCAAAAGAGGGTACCACCTACGATACGAGAGATAGCTCGTAAACAAAAGTGTGTACACTCAAACATCTGGAGGATCTTGAGAAACATAGAGCAACGAGGATACATCAAGATCTATGCTGGAAAATATAGAGGGATAGAGGTAATTAAGAATGACGATAGCTTACAAAAGTAGGTTTAGAAAATGGTTTCTTAAAGAACTGATCAAAGCCTTTGATGGTGAGAATGATGTAGTCGTAATCACCTTTGATGAAAAGTATAATGAGAAGGGTGATCCAGTTCAAAAGTTCTATTCTGCTGATAACATAGACTTGGAGGTGTTGCATAAAACTGCCACAATCCAGGTCAAACCTTTTGAGGAGTTATGGGCAAGAAAGAATAGAGATCGGATTGAGCACATTTTCTTAAAGGAACCTATTGAAGATAAGAGTGGTAATTAGATAGCCATTCCTGGGCCATAGATAGCCTAATTTTTAAGCCTTAGGGTTCTAGGGTTGTTACCCCTTGCCCATCTCTTTCCAGGCCTTTCTGATAGCTCTCTGGCTTGATTTCGTAAAGACTGACATAGGATAAACATTGGTATCACCATAACCTATATCATCTTCATTCTGATAGGAGGCAAAGGTCCTTACACATTCTATTCCATCATCTTCAAAGATTTCATAGAGATATGCCTCAGTAATTATTGTTGCACATTTAAGTTTACCAAACTCATAATCAGTACAAAGAGAACTGGAACCAACAATATCAAGCCATGTTAATTTTAAAAATAAATGTTTCTTGTTATTTATAGTAACAGCTCTTGCCACTATACTAACTCACCTATCCAGTTACCATTATTATCTAGAACCATAGGTAATAACCTGGGCCATCCATTAATTATGATACCACACCCAATAATAAATCTTACTCTGAATTGTCTTGAGTAATTAAAAGCCATGTGTTTTTGATTTGTAAGGCAGCCAACTTGCAAGGACCATACTAAGTTATCTGGATTGCTAAAGTATTGTATATTAAATTTGGAATGGAAGTGTCCTTGGACTACATGCTTTCCATATTGCATAGCAAGTTTTAAACCATCAGCTGATATACCATGTGTCATAAAACATTCCTGGCCATTAGATAATTTTATATTGAGATCATCTACCCATTCCCATCCAGGTCCTACATCTAAAAAATCATTATAAGATTTTAGATATGCTTTAGGCATACCATGTTTTAATGCTCTTCTATAAATTAATGATGAGTGATTACTATGTAAGAGTACCATCTCTGGATACATCTTCTCTAATTCTTTTATATATTTTTTACTAAGAGTAAGTTCATCACCAGATGATGGAAGGTCTGGATCTGTATCATGGAATGACAATCCATGTTGGTCCAATTCATCACCGATATTGACTACAAGATCTATGTCTTTGTATTTTTTTTTAATAGCTTTTAGGAAATCAAAACTTTGTGGGTGATGGTAGGGTATGTGTAGATCAGATATAACTAATACACATTCATATTTTTTAGATCTGTTCATTTGATAGTCCAATAAATTCTTCGGCAAACCATTCACTTACATCAAAGCCAGGACAATTAGCTTTGTTATCTGGATCTAAATCACAATGTCCTACAACCTCAGCTTGAGGATATATCATCATCAATACTCTTATTAGATCATGTAAAGCTGCCATTTGATTTACAGTAAAATTATTTTCTGGCTCTCCTTCTTCATCCATACCACCTACTAAACATATACCTACACTCTCCCAGTTATGTTTAGCTACATGAGCTCCAGGTACAGATACATGTCGGCCCAGTTCTATGATTGGATTTCTATCTCTTGTAATTACAAAGTGATAACCTATGTCATCCCAATTTCTCGGAGGATCTGTATGCCACTTTCTTATATCAACAGCTCCAACATCCATTGATGGCTTTGTTGCTGCACAATGTACTACAATATAATTTGTCTTGTCTCTCAAATCTATTTTTCCATTCTTCATACTACCTATCCTTGTACTACTTATTTACAATTTTCACAATTTTTTTTTGGCCCATATAAATCTCAGTAATAGCATTAACTTTTTTACAAATAAATCTAACTGATTGAGGATTAACCTCTCTCTCTGCAATCCTTTTTGATTTTAAACATGAGCTCATTTTATCTTTCCAAGTATGCTCAACAATCTCCCCATTGAGCATCATCAATAAACTAATGACCACTTCCATTTGCTCTTACCTTGTCTTTTAATTTTTCTAATTCATCTAACAATCTATCAACATCCTTTTGTAGTCTTGATATGTTAGTTGCATTATGTCTGCTTTCTTTTAACTCTTCTTGTATATCTTCTATATCTTTTAAAGCATCTTCAATTAATAAAAATTGTTCTGCATCTGCTGGTAAGCTACCCATCTCACCTCTTGGCCATTTAATAGAAAACTCTACAGCTTGGTCCAAATCCTTCTGCATTAGTTCTAACTGAGTAGCATGTGAGTTAAGTTTTTCTACTACACCAAAGTAAGCCCAGACACCTACAGCTACAGATCCGACTATTGAAATCAGATTTTTTATAGGCATAGCTATATTAGTCTTGTCGCTTACTTTCATTTTTTACCACTTATTTTTTTTAACTTGTCAAAAGATCTGGCCCCAGTTAATCCTAGAAGGCTAAATAAAACAGTCATCAAAGTAGAACTATCTAATGTAGGTAGATCTATTGTTGTTCCTCTAATAGCACATACCCAAGTTGTTATAGGTATAACTAAGAACTGAAACATAAAAGCAAATACACATACCCACGCAAGTGTAGGCCTCCACAATCTTTGTATCCAGGATAAGGCCCCAGTAGCTTTTGCATCTTCTCTATTTATTTTTGCTTGTTCTTTATCTACATCTACTAGAGCTCTAACTAATTCTTTTTCAAGATCTGCTTTCTGTTGATGTAGTTTATTTTTATCTGGTACTAAACTTACAGCTTTGTTTAGTATCG